GCTAACGAACTAGAGCACTAAAGGTTAAATTAAAAAAAAGAATAAAAAGAAAAAAAAAGATATAGTGTGTTATATCCAATATATAAACGGTGTAATTTAAATTAAAACTTTATAAAGTTTAATTATTACTCCAAAATATAAACGGTGTAAATTAAAAGAAATGGTTTTTAATTAATTTATAAATTAAAGAAAAGCCTATCATTTACAAATAGACTTTTCTTTAAGGTTGTTTTAACAGTTAATTAGACTGTTTTCTCATCATGGTATACAATCATAAAGTTCTCGCACAAGTTTTTTTAAAACAAGCTTTTTTACTCTATGTGTACGCAACCAAACCACTAGCTAGAAATTACCTAGCACGTATTTTTATGTGTTTAAATATTTCTAGATTATAACATTACTCCAAATAATAAACGGTGTAATTTAAATGAAAGAATTTTAAACCTACTAATTAGTAGGCTTAGATTTAACAGGAATGCTTATAACAAATGCTAGTATGCTTATTATTACTACACTAATAAATAAACTAAACAAATCAGCTGTAAAGCCTAATACTTGACTAACATCTTTGTTAGTAAGCATTGCAAATATTATATCTATTGCTGCTACAATAAACACCACGAAATATAAAGCAGCTACCGCTTTAATAAAGTAAATAAAAACATTTTTCATATAAAGTATTTTAAAGATTAAACAAAATAAATGAGAGTGATAATTAAACCACTCTCATTGCATAAGTTGCCACTATAATAATAGTTCTAAACTAAAGAATAGGATGCTAGTCCTATCTACGTTAGATGCTATTAGATAATAGGCTTGATTGTTATTATATCTATGTAAAAATTATACAAAGAAATAATAATAATCAGAAAAAGGAATAATCCACGTAGTTTAGTATGAAATAACTTAAAAAATTGAAAATGCGGAAAAGAACGTCTTTTGTACATATTCAACTACGTGGGGGTATTCCCTCCAATGTATAAACGGTGTACCCATTTAACTGAAGTATGTCAAAATCTTACTTCCCCATAAATTTTCAAAAACTAAAGTACGGGGGTATAATGATTAATTAAATTATCAATTAGTAAAACAGGTTTATGAAAAAAAATTCAAAAAAAATTTTTATAATATAGAATAGTTGTTATATTTGCAATGCCTTTCTTTCTTTTTGACTTTAGTCTTAATTAGCTAGCCCTAAATAATGTAAAAAATTATTTAGGGTTTTTTATTTTTAAAAAAATATTATTAATATTGCAATATCGAGTTAGGTGTATAGTCCTTTCAGAAGATGTTAAATAATTATAGTGTGGTATCAACATCTGCCAATACACTATAAGTGTAATTCCTAAATGGTGTGGATAGTGCTTATACCAATCTAGCAAATAAGTAACCCACAATACTTCAATCACCTAATAAAGTTGGAAGATTGTTGGACCTTGTAAACATTGTCAATAAACTTATGGCGCGGTGGTTAAGTTTTACATATTAGGAGTTTCTCCTTTTATGGTTTATAGGTGACTTTATGGGAAAAATTCCTTTTGGGGAAAAAAAGGGGGAGGGGAAAAATTCCCAAGTGTTTAATGTCTAGAAATTAACTAATTAGTTGAACTTCAGTAAATTAGTAATTTTAATAATTAAATTACATTATAACATGAGTTTACGGAAACTATGTCTAGTTTGTTTTTTTGATAAATACTTTGTAATATTGTAGTATAAAAAGTATAAGGATGAAAAATATAATATTAAATTTAGGGGATGCTAATATTAAGAAATTCTATTTTGCTTATGTAGAGATTATAGTTAGTCCTATATATAAGTTAAGAAAAAGAGAAGAAGAAATATTAGCTTTACTGCTTTATTATAACAATATAAAAAAGCATATAGAAGAAGAAGATAGGTTAAAAATAGTATTTAATATAAATACTAGAAAAAAGATTTGTGAAGAATTAGGTGTTACAAATAGCATTATACAGCAAATTTTAAATTCTCTTAGAAAAAAAGGTTTAATTAAAGGAATTAAATTTAATAAATCTATTGAAGTTTATATTGGTGAAGGTGAAGTTATTTTAGGATTTAAAATGAAAATAGTAAATGATAACTAGTAAATGTATGGACTCTGTTATTATTAGATATTCTAATTTAGAAGATTTTGTAAATAAATTAATAGAACAAGAAAGAATTGTAGAAGAATGGTTAAAAGAAAATAATAAATTTGAAGTTTATACAAATTCATATTTAGGACCAGATAATACAGAGTTAATAGAAACAATAATTATTAAATTAGAGGACTAATGGCAGTAAAAGATGAAATACAAGATAAAACTTTATTAAGGTTATTAAATGATATATCATTAAGAACTAATACACCTATAGAAACAGTAAAAAATGCTGTATTTAGTCAATTTAAGTTTTTAAAAATTAATATGGCTGTAGGAGATAAAGATGATGCTGATAGTTTTTTAACAATAGGATTAAACAAGATTGGTACATTTCATCCAAAAAAAGCTTATATTAATTTTTGTAAAAAGCAAGGAGTACTAGAAAAAAATAAATTAAAAAAGAATTTAATTAAAACTAAAAACAATGAATAAAGAAGTAAAAGAAATAAATTATGTAATAGAAGATGTGTGTAGAACTTCATCTTGTGAAGATTTTGGTAAAGTAGTTAAATATACTACAGAAGATGGTCCACATAATTTTATAGAAGCTACTGGTTTAAAGTATGCTCCTGCTTTAGGCAAAAAAATTGAAATGGTTTCTTTATTTCCTGTTAAAACTGTTTGTGTAAAATGTATGGTAGTTAAAGAAGTTGTTTCTAAAACACCTTATGAAACAGTAGTAAATAGATTTAAATCTATTGCAGCTAAAAAAGCTAAAGGAGATAGAAGTAAAAATTATTACAAAGACTGGTCTATTAAATCAACAGATTTAAAAGCAGACCCTAATGCAGGTAAAGAGTATAATAAATTATCTGCTGAAGAAAGTAAATCTATTAATGATAGATTTAGTAGAATAAGTAACAATAACAATTAAATATAGTAACATGGAGAATTTAAAAATTGAATTAGCAGGAGTAAACTTAGTAGTTGAAAATCCTTATGTAAAAGCTTTAGAAGAAAAAAAAGCTAATGGTCTTATTTTACAAGAAAAAGATAAAAAAGAACTAGTTACTAAAGAAGATTTGGATAAACTTTTAGTAGTAGCTGTAAGTAATAATTGTAAACTTGTTAGAAAAGGACAATTTATTAAAGTAAATAATCAAAGATTAGCTAATGCAGAATCTTTTGAAAAGGGTAAGTACATTATTTTAAGTGAACACGATATTTTATTTATTTATAAATAATATGAAAGGATTGATAACTAACTTTGATTATAAAGTAAATTTTTGGGAAATAAACCCATCATTTATTTCTATTAAACAATTTGGTAGTTTATATGAAGATGATAATTCAAAAGGAAAAAAAGACAGCTCACAAATTATGTGGGCTGTTGCCTTTTTCTGTGATGTTAATGAAAACAATGTATGGAGAAACCTTGATAATTCTGAAAAAATAGAATTAATTAAAGAAGATATATTAAAAAGTAAAAAGTTTGAGTGGCAATCATTAAAGCCTTTATTAGATACATATAAATCATTAATACTTTCTACTGCTGAAAGAAAGTTAGTTGATTTTTATAATAAACTTGAAGAAAGAACAGAGTTTATTAATAAAACACCTTATGATTTAGAAAACGGTGAACAGTTAGATAAAATGTTAGCTAACACTAAAAAGCTTTATGATTTATATTTTGAAATTAAAAAAGAATTTGAAGCTGATGATAAAGGAGGTAATGTAAAAGGTGATAGAAAAGAAAGTGCTTCTGAAAGAAAGTTATTGTAATTATGGTAGAAAATCTATTTGTTAGAATTAATAATAAAAAAGCTTTTATTTTAAATGAAATAGAATCTATTAATCCTTCATCAGGAAGATATATAAAGTATTGGAGAGATATTAAGAAAAAATGTATTGAAGGATTATGGGCACAAGATACTACTAATCCTAATGAAAAAGGTATGTGGAGGTGGATGCCACCTAATTTATTCTTTTATATAAACTTAGGAACTATTAAACATAGACCGCCACATTTACCTAAAACTCACCCTAAAATTAAAATGAGACCAGATTTAACTGATTTTGATTGGGAGTTTATGTATAATTACATGGAATGTAGAGGATTTTCAGGATTTGATGAAGATGAAGAGTATTCCTGTGATTTAGAATTGTATGATTATTTAACTAATAAAGATACAGAATTAAATAAAGAAGATTTGCATAGTTCAGTGTTTAACAAAAAAGGAGAATTAAAAAAATTTATACCTGCAAGAAATTATTTAAGAAAGTTACATGATAAACCTTTAGGTAAAGCATTTTATAACAATGAAGCTAAAAATTTATTTTTATTATCTGCAAGGGGTGTTGGTAAATCTTATATAGTAGCTGTAGGTTGTATATTATGGGAAATAGTTTTTGACGGTGCTAGATATTACAATGAAGAATCTATTTTAAATCCTGCTACTGTTGAGGTATTTGTAGGTGCAGCTTTATCTTCTAAATCTTCTGATATTTTATCTAAAGCAGAAGATGCTATGAGAGAACTTCCTGGTTCTTGGGGTATAGGAACTGATTTTTATGAACCATCGCCTTTATATAAATCAATGAAAGGAACACTTGCTCCAAATAACATGAAAAATCCTTGGAGACACGCTTATGATAAAAAAGTAAATGGTCAATGGATTGAAGATGGTACTGGTTCTAATATAAAACATGGTATTTATACTACAGAAAACCCTGAAGTAGCAGTAGGTACAAGACCTGGTTTAATGGTTGTAGAAGAAATAGGTTTAGTGGAAAATATATTACAATGCCATGCAGCTAATGAATCTTGTCAATTTACTGATGGTACAGTTAAATTTGGTACATCTGTTTATATTGGTACTGGTGGTAATATTGAAAAAATACAAGGTAGTGAAACAATATTTAGAGACCCTATAGCTTATAACTGTTTAGCATTTGATGATGAATGGGAAAATACAGGTAAAATAGGATGGTTTGTTCCTGCTGAATACGCAGATAGGTCATGTAAAGATGAAAACGGTAATACAATTATTACTAAAGCTACAAGAGTGTATGATAAAAGAAGAGAAGAAAAATCTAAAGCAAATTCTTCTGTAGCTTTAAATGTTGAAATGATGTCTTTTCCTAGAAAACCATCTGAAATATTTTTATCTGCAAACAGTAATGATTTTCCTTTAGCAATGTTAAGAGAACAGTTAAGTGAAATAGAAACTAAAAAACATAAATATGAAAATACTTCATGGATTGGTGAGCTAGTTCCTACTGCTAATGGTACTGTTAAATTTGTAAATACAGATAGAAGTAAATTAATTACTGAATATCCTATTAAGGATAATAAAAATAAACCAGGAGCATTACAAATATGGGAAATGCCTAAAAAAGATTCATCTGGTGATGTCATATCAGGAAGATATATAATGGCTGCCGATACTTATGATGATGATGAGTCTAATACTAAATCATTAGGTTCATTATTTGTATTAGATGGTTATACTGATAGGGTTGTTGCTGAGTTTTTTGGAAGACCTTCTGCTGAAGATTTTTATGAAGTAGCTTGTAATTTATCTATTTTTTATAGAGCTGTAAATAATTATGAGCAAAATAAAAAAGGTATGTTTGGACATTATAAAAAGAAAAACATATTACATTATTTAGCAGAAACTCCACAAGTATTAAAAGATGTTGCTGATTTATCTACTTTTAAAGTAGGTAATAAAAAATATGGTACTTATGCAACATTACCTGTAATTAAATACGGTGAAAGATTAATAAAATCTTGGTTAGAAAAACCTGCTTATGGAGAAGATGAAGATTCTGGTATTTTAAATTTACATAAAATAAGAAGTACAGGATTATTAAGAGAATTATTATCATACGGTAGTGGTAACTTTGATAGAGTTTCATGTTTAATTTTACTAGTAATTTTTAGAGAAGAAAAATTTGGTCAGTTTGAAAACAAATCAGTTAAAGAAGAAAACACTCCAGAAGAAGTAGAAGATTTACTTAAACGCTTTAAATCAAATAGTTTTAGTTATAATCCTTCTAAAAATAATTCAAATTTATTTTCTAAATTTGAAAACTTATAAAATAAAGACATATAAATTTATAACATGGATAACAGAACTACAATATTTCCGTCACAAAAAAAATCTCATTCTCAAAAAACAAAAGAATGGAGAATACAAAATGTTAAAGCTGCTGAAGAATATATAGCAAGAAGACATCTAGGATTTAGACAATCTCTTCATAATAAAATTATTAATTATAATCTTTATTCTGATATACTAGACCAATCTGATATTGAGCAAATTAGTAATCCTTTTAAATTGTCTGGTAATTTTTCTTTACCAGCAAAAATGCAAAATTATCCTATAGTTAATCCTAAAATAGATTTACTAGTAGGAGAATCTAGTAAAAGAAGATTTGATTATAGAGTAAGAGTTATCAATGAAGATGCTATTTCTGATAAAGAAACTGAATTAAAAAAACAGTTTACTAATTTAATAGTAGGTTCTATAATGGAACAAAATGATGATGAAGAAGAAGTAATAAACAAATTAAAAAAATTTCAAGAATATAGAAACTATGAATTTCAAGATATAAGAGAAAAAGCAGGAACACAAGTACTAAAACATTTAACTTATACTTTAAGATTAAGAAAAAAATTTGTTGATGGTTTTAAAGATGCTTTATTAGGTGCTGAAGAAATTTATTTAGTAGATGCTATTAACCAAGAAATTATATTTGAAAGATTAAATCCTAAAAATGTATATACTGTAAGAAGTGGTGAATCTAATTTTATTGAAGATTCTGATATTATAGTAATTGAAAATTGGTACAGTCCTGGTAAAATAGTAGATGAATACTATGATGATTTATCTCCTGCTGAAATAGATTCAATAGAAAATGGTTCTTTTGGAACTTCTTCTACTAAAGGTATTGATATAGGTAGAAAAACACCTGTATTACCAGAATTTACAGATAGTTTGAATATAGCTATGCTAGAAAATGATTTAACTTTTAGAGATACATTTGATAGTGAAGGTAATATTAGAGTAGTAAAAGTATTTTGGAAATCAAGAAGAAAAATGCTTAAAGTAACTAAAATGAATAATGAAGGTGAAGAAGAAGTTACTTTAGAAGATGAAAAATATCCAGTAGATAAAGATAATGGAGAAAAAGCAGAAGTTTTATGGATTAATGAATGGTGGGAAGGTACTAAAATAGGTAAAGATATTTACGTAAATATGAGACCTAGACCTATTCAATACAATAGATTAGAAAATCCTTCTAAATGTCATCCAGGTATTGTTGGTCTTGTATATAATACCAATCAAATGAAATCTGTTTCTTTGATGGATAGAATGAAACAATACCAATATCTTTACGATGCAACAAAAGACAGATTAAACAAAGCTATG